TAAAAAAAAATAATTTTATAAATAAATTAACTCTAAAAAAATATGAGTGAAGTATTAAAAAGAAAATTTCAAATCGGTGTCGGTAAAGAAACAGTTAGAGGCACAGTTGCGACCCCTGCTATTTGGTTAAAACCATTGACTCAAGACATCCAAGATAAAATGGAAGTCAAGGCAACTGAAAGAGCAATGGGCGTGATTGAAGATAGTGATGAACAAGTTGTCATCAAAAGATTATCGGGTGGAAAGATTACCGGTGAAGTGATGGACAAATCAATCGGTTATTTTTTACTCGGTGCGTTGGGTCAAGTGAATTCTGCTGCTCAAGTAGCACCAAATGCTTTGGCTTACGATCATACTTTTTCCGTTTTACAATCTGCTAAGCATCCAACCTTATCAATCGATGTGAAGAAAGATGACATCGAGCATATGGTTTATGCTAATAGTGTCGTTGATAGTTTGAAATTAGATGCTAAAGTTGGTGACTATGTTAAGTTCGAGGTTGGATTAAAAGGCAAAAAAGGTGTTGCCTCTGTCACAACCCCATCTCAAGTCGCTGAAAATATTTTCTTGGCTAAACATATTACTGCCGGAATTGCTGATACCTATGCCGGTTTAAGTTCTCCAACCGCTATCGCTGTTAAAACTTTATCTCTTGATATTAACAAGAACATCGAAGATAAGGATTTGCTCGGTTTAGATGGCCCATCCGATTTCTTAAATAAACAGTTAGTCATTGAGGGTTCATTAGAAATGATTTTTGAAAATACTACTGTTAGAGATTATGCATTAAACGGCACACAGAAATCAATGATTATCACAATGGTGAATAGTGATGTCACAATCGCAACTTCTGCCAATCCTAAATTGGTCATTAAGTTGGCTAAAGTTAAATTCGGAGAACCGGTTGAGAGTGGTGACAATAATGATTTCGCCAAAGTGGTTGTTAAATTCAAAGCCTTTTATTCTACTGCTGATAGCAAGAGCATCGAGGCCATCCTTTCTAACCTAACCACATCTTACTAAGCCAAATCGGGGGAGGTAATCCCTCCCCCTTTTATTTATAAACTAAGATTAAAAAATCTATGCAGGTCAAATTATCAAATGGTGAGGCAACAGTTAAAGAATTCGTCACTCGTAAATTAAAAAAAGAAATCAACCGAGCTATGTTTCAAGGTGTTGACTCCGAGATGGAAGTCGATGCATCTAATAATGGCGGAAACAAGCAATCAATGAAAGGATTTAATGTCGTGAATATGGATGCGGCTAATGATATTGCTTTATTGGGCATGGTTGAAAAGATTACGATCAGCGGAGAAGATAAACCAATCACTCAATCCACTTTCGATGAAATGAATTCGGATGATGCTAATACTATTATCGATGCCATTAACGAGATTTCGAAAAAAAAATAGCAAACGAGATAGATGATTTCATCGGCACTTATCTCGTAGGAATAAATAGCGAACCACCGGATGATTACATTGATTATGTTCTATGTAAAAAATTCCATTGGACACCTCAACAAATCGATGAGATGGATGACAATAAAATCGCCATATACTTGAAGTTTATGGAGATGGAACACAAAAAAGAAGTTCTCGATAATCAAAAATAAATTTATATGGCAGATAAAAAGGATTTAACCATAGTCATCAAAGCAGTCAATGAGGCTCAAGCCGCTTTAAGAGAGGCTCAAGCTGATTTGGGTGGTGTCGAAACTAAGTCAAAGGGCCTAAATATAGGCCTTTTGGCGTTGGCGACATCGGCAATGTATATGGGCAAAAAGATGTGGGACTCATCGGAGGAGGCTATTCGTGGTCAGAACCAATTGAATGCTGTTCTGGCCTCTACTAAAGGCATCTCCGGAATGACTGCTCAAGGCATCAATGATATTGCTAATTCGATTATGGAGATGTCAAACATCGATGATGATGCTGTTGTTGCCGGTGAGAATATGCTTTTAACATTTACTCGTATCGGAAAAGATGTTTTCCCTGCCACCACTCAAGCAGTTGCCGATATGGCCACCGCAATGAATAATGGTGCAACTCCCGGGGCAGAACAAATGGCCGCTACCGCGATGCAATTAGGAAAAGCATTGAATGACCCGATTGATGGTGTCACTAAATTGACTAAGGTCGGTGTCACATTCACAGAGGCACAAAAGAAACAAATTAAAACGATGCAAGATGCCGGTGATGTGATGGGTGCTCAAAAAGTTATGTTGGCTGAATTAGCCACAGAGTTCGGAGGAAGTGCGGCCGCTAATGCCAATGCTCTTGGATTATTACAAAATAAGATAATGAATTTATCGGATGAATTGATGGGTAAATTACGACCCTATATTATTGCTACCGCAGAGGCTCTTTCTAAGTTTCTCGACAAGGCAGTTCAATTCGTTAGAGATAATCAAGAAACCATCAAGACTGTTCTTGCTATGGTCGGTGCTTTTATTTCCGTCATCGCTGTTGTAGAGGCCTCCATTAAAGTTTGGGGGATGTTAGTTCAAGCATTCAAATTCGTTCAAATGGCAATGACCGCATTGATGGCTAACCCGATTGTTTTATTACTTGCCTTAATCGCGGCCGGTGTCGCATATTTATCAATTAAGTTCGGAGGATTACAAAACGCCTTTGCTGTTATCGGGGCCGGTCTTGTTATTCTCGCTAATGTCATCATCGGTGGATTGAAGACGATGGGGAATGCTGTCATCGGTTTCATCAATGGTGCTTTAGATGTTGGAAATAAAGTCTATAATTGGTTCTCGGGAATGTTGGCGAAAGTCGGTGTCGATATTGGAACTGCTGATTTATCGGTTAAATTTCAATTCGATACTACCGCCAATGATAATGCAATAAATGAAATGGGTGCGATGGTTCAAGGATTAGCAGACCAAAAGATTGCCGAAGATAATCGTTCATCCGCATCAGTTAGTGCTAACCTCGCTAAATGGCCACCAGAGGTCAAGGAGGCAACTGGAAAAGCATCAAGTGAGATGACTAAGTTCGGAGATAAAGTTAAGTCCACGATGCAAAGTGCGGCTGACTCTTTGAATGAGGTCGGAAATAAGATAGTTGAAATCACTCAAAAGATTTCCGATTTGAATACTCAATATGCGAAAGATAATCTCGGCATCAAGCAGGACTATGCTAGTGCCTATGTTGAACAAGAGCAAAAGGTTTCCGATTTAGCAAAAGAATTTGCTGATAAGAAAGTGGAATATAACACCAAAATGAATGAGTCGGTTGATAGTGATAACATCGCATCGCATAATAATGAGATGGCGAAACTACAAGCCGATTATGATGCCACTAAAGCCACCTATGAGAAAGAAAAAACCGCCCTTGATGAGAGAAAGACTATTGAGATTGCCTATCAGAATGAGGTCGCAGAGGCTCGTAGAAGAGCATCAATGACCGAGTTCCAACGAACCATCGAGGACTTAAACCAAAAGAAGATGGCTCTCGACCAAGAATTCGAGTCAAAGGCGATGGGTCTTGCTAAAGAGTTGACTGTTGAGGTTGCTAAATATAATGAGATTAGAAAATACCAAGACCAAGCATTCAAAAACTATCAAGCATATTTGGCCAATAATGAAAAGGCGACTGCTGACTCAATCAATGCTGAAATCTTGAAATGGAATGCTCTTGCAGAGGCCATCAATCGTGCTAAGGCCGGAAAGACATCGAGTGTCATCAGCACATCGGCGCTAAATGCTAAGGTTGCAGAGGCAAATCAAGGTGTTGGTTCTGTCACGATCAACATATCGGGAAATACTTTGCTCGATGGTCAGGCCGCCGAAAAGTTAGGAAATCAAATTATAAGCAAATTAAAATTGAGCAATGCTCTATCAAACTAAGATATGAATTTACTGGTCAAAATAAATGCAGTCGACAAAACGAGTCTTATCGAATGGGACTCTTTTGCCATTGAGGACAATATCGATGACCAACCAAATATTTGTCAGTTTTTAATTAAGGTCGGTGTTGGTGAAACTTACAAGCCGGTCGCCGGAGATGTGGTTGAGGCTTGGGATGGTGCGACCATGATTTTCTCGGGAAAGATTGCGAGAATTAAGAACAATGTTTTTGTCGATACGGTTTATTATAATATTACTTGCCGAGATAAAACTTCCGAATTGGCTCGAAAACAAATCACCGAGTCTTTCTCAAGCACTACTGTCGGATTGATTATTAAATATATTGTCGATAATTATTATCAAGGCATGGGCATCACTTATGCAAATGTGTCTTGTGATATTCCGGTCACAAAATTAGTGTTCAATAAAATCGGAGGAGATAAGGCTTTGACTGAATTAGCAAACCTCACAAATTATAATTGGTTCATTGATTATGCCGGAGATATTCACTTCTTTGCTAAGTCATCGCTATCGGCCCCCTATTCAATCGGAGAGGGGTCAAATATCGTGATTGGTGACTCTCTTGAATTCAATTCGGATGTCACTCAATTAAGAAATGCTGTGATGATTGAGGGCGGAGAAATGCTTTCAGCATCAAATAAAACACAGAATGCTGTCGGGGATGGAGTCAATAAAACATTCGGAACTAATTATAAGTTTGGATTGAAACCAACTGTCGGATTACCTGCTACCTATACATATCGAAAAAAGATTACGATCACAGGACAAACTGGGGCAGGAACATCGTATCAAATACCTTTATTAGTCGGAGAGAGTTCGGGTTCTGCCGGTGTCAATGTGCATGTCGCTAGTCATTGTGCTTTATTCCCTACCGATAAAAACATCTCGGGAGATATTAGATTTAGAGGAAGTGATGGGGCGACTGAATTGCCTTTTTGGACTGAAAAAGTCACGGGAACAACACCGAATAGAGTCGCTAAAATTTGGGTTAAGGTGGCCGAAGATTTAGGCACAGATAAAGACATCTATATTTATTACGGAGGGGCGACCACTAATGTCAGTAGTGGACCAAATACATTTTTATTCTTTGATGATTTCGATGGAGTTGCTGTCGATGTCACAAAGTGGACTGTTGTCGATGCAACGGGAATTTCTGTCGCAAGTGGCGTAATGACTGAAACAGGTGGGGCGGGGAGATTGTTATCAATCCCTACATTCGGAAGTGGTGTTGAGCAACTGGTGAAGTTTAAGACAGCATCAAAGACGACTGGTGGCCTTATGACTGGTGGTTTTTTTGGTAGCACCGCGAATGGCATCGGTATGTTAAACCATCCGGGAACAAACTCAAGATATTACAGAAATGACTCAAACTGGGTCGGGTTGACTGGTGCTGAAATGCCGGAC